ACGGGCCTGAGAGCAGGTGAGGTTTCCTGCCCAAGCCAGAATCGCGACTTCGGCGTCCTGGTTGTACGGGCTCCGGTTCTTGCCCAACGGAACCATGTTCCGGTCCTTGTGGGACTTGAGGGCCAGGTACTTGGTGTTGAGGAGGTACATGGTGATGTCCGTGCAGGTTCCGTCCAGCACGACGTCCATGCCCATGTGCTTAATGGACAAGAAGCCCGCGTCTGCGGTGCCCGGGTCCGTGAAGCGCTGGTTGGTCTGCATTGCCGCCTGGAAGGCCGCCCAGACGTCGTCATCGCAGATGGCCAAGTCCGGCCTGTCTTTGCCGAACGTGAGGTTCGCCATCGCCGTGTTAATTTTCTGGAGAATGGTGGACGCAGACGGGGCCGCCGCCGTGTCCAGGAAGTAGTTGCGCCAGAACGTATTCGTTGCCGTCGCTCGGTTGACACCGCCATAGGTGCCAGTCGTCGGGGTGGCTGAAATGGCCGCCTTGACGCCGTCCAGCTGCTTTCCACCGGAGCCCGTGCCGTCCGAGAAGAACCCGGTGCACATGAGGTTGTCCATGGTGGACTCAGCGGCCTTCATGCGTGCTTCCAGCAAGTCGAAATACTGGCTGTCTCCGGAATTCTTGAGCATCTCGAGTCCGGAGATGACGACTTGGCAGGACGCCTGCTTCCAGGGGAACTCTGCGCCGCCCAGCACGTCTGCGGCGTCCGTCAGAAGGACGTCGTAGCCGCTGTACCAGCCCGCGTTGCTGTTGCTGGCGAAAATGAAGGGTTCATAAATGGTTCGGCCGCCGTCGATGTTCTTGGCGTTGCCCTTCGCCTTAATTTTGGCGTAGCCCGCGTTGTTGCCGATGATGTTGTCCGCGATTGTCTTGGAGCGGCGGGCCAGAGTCGAAATGACTAAGTCCGTCACGCTTGAGTTTGGAAATGCCATGGGTGCACCTCAAGGAGGCAAAACGAGTCCCGTGCGCGTCCAAAGACGCGTCGGTGTGGAGGGGGTTTGCGCTGTGGCGGTGGCCTGGTAGGTCCGCGTTGGCGCCGTCTTGTCGTCCGCTGAGGGTGGCCGCGAAGGGTCCGCTACAGACGTCCGTTCATTCGTGCTGCTTCTGCTTCTAAGTCAGACCTCAACGAGGCTCCGCTCGACTCACCTCCAACCGGAGATGCGGGGCGCGTCTTCACGCTGCTGCCTGCTGCCTGTGCTCTTGCCGTGGCCTGTTGCTGGGTCGGCGCAAGCTTGGCTTGTTCTCTTTGCTGGACGATGGCCCATGCGTCTGGGTTCGCCTTTATGGCCCTATCATACGCGTCCTGTAGAGACAGTTCCACGCCGCGGGCCGCCGCAGACTCTATGAGCGCAGCCATGTCGTGTCGCACATCCTCGTTGAAGAGGACGGGGTCCGCCTTCTTGGCGAATTCCTGCACGCGCGTGGCGTGTGTGCGCGCCTCTGACTGTTGGGCGTGCGTGCGAAACTCGTCCTGCATCTCTCTGCGGATTTCGGCGCGAATCTCTTCGACGGTTGGCTCTCTGCCGCGCGTCGGCTGGGCCTTGCCGTCCAGCGCGTCTGCCAACGCTTCGACGGGTATGCCGTACCCCTTAATGACTTGGGCGACTGCCTGGGCCTGGGCCGCTGGGTCTCTGGAAGACAGCGCCTTGTCGAAGTCGACATAGGAGGCGATGAGCCGTTGCGGCGTGGTGCCACGGGCCTGCAGCGCGGGGAGAATGGGCCCGAGCGTCTTCTCCATCTCCTGGTAAAACTGTCTGGCCGGCACGGAGCGGCTCAATGCCTGTTCTGTCTCGCGCTCTCTGCGCCAAACTTCTTGGCGAATGTCGGCCGGCACCTTGTCCCAGTTGTTGCGTGCGCCCACCTTCCATTGTGGCGGGGCCATGGTTGTGTCTGGCTCGCCTGGCCTCGGTGGCTCTGTCTGCGTTGTCTCCGCTTGTTTGGGTGGCGGAGTAGAGGACGCCGCGCCCTCCGCGGGGGGGGACGTGGGAGCGGCCTGGCCAGCGTCTTTCGTGCCGGCTGTAGAAGCTTTGGGGGCAAAGCGGCCCTTGTCGTCCCGGCCCTCTCGGACAGGCGCGGGTGTCGCAGACTCAGCGGCCACCTCGGGCGCTGGCGTGGCGTCCGTCGAAGGCTCGGGCGTGGCCTCCACGGGCGCCTCGGTGGTTGCGCCTGCGCTTACCGCTTCAAGACTGTCTCTGAGTGACTCTGACATGGGCTCCCCTCGTTACTCTCTGCGCCAGCGTTTGAATGAGTCGATGATGTCCGCCTTGCGTTGGCGGTCTTGGTCCGTCCGAATGTCTTTGTTTTTCCGCTCGTACCAGCCAGACGAGAAGTCGCCGGAGTCCGCTACGCCAGTGGCCTGCATGTACTCACGGCGTTTCTTGCGGCTTGAAATGTCCACGCCGTCAGTCGTCTTGGTTTTTCCGTGCACCAACTCTTCCGTCAGCGTTGGGGCTCGGCGTTCTGCGTCCGTCCAGTCCGCGCCCACCTCTTCGCAGACGCCTGTCTCGGCGTTGAAGACAAAGCGCCCGCGCTGGGGCTTTCTGTCTTTGCCGAAAATGCGGTCATAGCCTTCGTCAAACTCGGCGGTTTGCGCCTGGGTTTGAATCGGCTGGCCAGCAACCATTCCGCGTTTGGGTGCGCTCATGGCTTGGGTTCCTCCATGGTCATGCGCCACGTCTTTGGCGTTTCGGGAGAGCATGCGACGTGGAAGAGGTTGCTCAGCCAGATGCTCCCGTCTTCCTTGCGCTCAGCGAACTGGCGCGCGTCCATAAGCTGCCACCCGCCCTCGTCGCGTTTTTCCGCCGCAAAGACTCCGCCGCAGGCGTCGCATTTGATGCTGGGTGCGCTCATGGAACGCCCTTCGGTTCGGCGGGCTTCATTGCCCTGGCAAGCATGGCCTTCTGTGCGGCCTCTCTCGTGTTCCAGATGGCCTGCGACTGCTCTTGTTGGTCATGCGCCACTGTCTCGGCCTGAATTTCGGCGAGCTTGTTCTGGTGCTTCATCTGCTCTTTCTGGATGTCGAATTGCCCCTTCTGCTGGGCCGTCTGCGCCTTCAACTGCTCTGCCTGTAGCTTCGGGTCTGGTGGCGGGTCCTGTTGCTGGGCTTGCTGTGCCATCTGTTCTGCCTGGGCGCTGGCTTCGTCGAAGGCGCTCTCCATGTCGGAGACGCCGCGCATGCCGGCAATGGTGGACTTGCCCAGCTGGAAGGCGAACTTCATCCCCGCTGGCCCCATCATTTCCGCGATGGGCTTTGCCATCTGCATGACTTGGGCGAGCGTCCCAACGGCCTCGAATTTCTCCGCCTTGGTGGCCGCGAAGTCTGAGAGGGAGATGGCCTCCGACTTCACTTCAATCCGGAATTGAGAGAAGGCCGGGGACTTAATCAGCTCGAGCGCCTTGGGTATGAATTGCTTGTCTCGCGCGGACATGAATTGCGCGTTGGAGCGCTGGAGAATGGTTTGCGGCTCGAAGAACTTGGCAATGAGTTGGGCGCGTATCTGCTGAAGCTCTGAAGCAAAGCGCGCGAAGTCGTCCTGCATGGCCTGCATGCGCACGGAGCCCATCCGCGTTTTGACTCGTTGCTCTGTCGCGGTGGCGCCGGCCTGGGTTGCTTCGCCGCGCATGATGTCGCTCATGCCCGTTACCTGGGCGATGGCGTCAATTAACTCTCGTCGGTAGTCGCGCAGCTGCAGCACGCACTGGACAATCTCGGCCGTGGGGAAAACCCAAATAGCGTTCTGAATGCCCTCGCCCGACATGCTCCAGTTCTCAATGGGCAAGAGAACGCCGTCCCCTCCCGTGGCGAAGATGTCCGCCAGCCCCTTGTGCTTGGCGTCGTAGGCGCCGGTGACGCGCACGCCCGACTGCATCAGCTTCTTTATGCGCGTGGTGACGACGTTCAGCTCTTCGTACAAGTCCTGGGCGATGACGTAGTCGGGACGCGGCAGAAGCTTGGACGTGGTGGGGTTGGCCACCATGGGGCGAGGGAATGGATAGAAGCCTTCCAGCTCATAGGTGTCGGGCTTGCACTCAATGGCCCCGTGGCCCTCGCAGTACCAAATGACTTTTTCGCGGTCCTTGTCCCAAATCTCCCAGATGTCGGCGCGCTTCCAGTCCATGCCCGCCGTGTTGGCGTCGTAGTTCTCCTGCATGACGGGGGGCTTGCCGTTGTACTGAATGGCCTCGGCCGTCTCTTTGCCCCAGCGCTTCTCCACCTCCTCCTTCGTCATTTGGGTGCGCTGTGCCCACCAGCCCATTTCGTGGAAGACGCGGCACGGCTGCCAAAGTTGGTCCTGCCAGTGGACGTAGTCAGTCTCCACGTCCTCGAAGGTTTTGCGCTTGCCGGCCGGCACCATGGGCGCCGTCTCTTGCCCGGTGACGGGGTCGACGATGGCCTGCTTTTCGGGGACGTCTTCCCATTCGACGACGTAGCGGGCTCGGGCCAGGCTCCAGCCACAGTCGAGTCTGTCCAGTAGGGCCAGGCCAACCGCAGTGGCGAAGCCGTCAGAGCGCCGCTCCACGTCCGTGTTGAGGGTGCGCTCCGTCATCTCCCCTGCCACCCGGGCCGCGTCGTCGCTCTCGTCGGAGTACCTGCGTTCCACCGAGACGCGTGGTGGACGGCCGTACAGCATGGCGGCCTTGGTTTCTCGGTTCGCCGCGTACAGGTTCCACTTCGAGTCGTCCTTGGTGGCGCCCGCGTCACGCTCGTCTCGGACGATGGCTTCAATGGCTTTGGCTTGCTCCAGCCAGCCCTGAAGCCATCGTTTGGCCGCGGGGAATTCCTTGGCCCAGCGGTCGCCCTCCGCCTTCAATTCCTCGGGGTCGTAGCCCTCCTTCAAATCCGGCTGCTGCGCTTGGGCGCTGTCTTCCACAAGGACTCCAGGGTGTATTCGGGTGGCTTAAGCGCTACTGGCGCCTTCTCGGGCGCGGGGCGCGTCAGGTACTCGGAGAAGCGCGTGGCAATGGCCATGTAGCCAAAGCCGTCTGCGGTGTGGCTGGCCCAGTCGTGGCGCGGCGTCTTGCGGTAGGCGCCGGTTGTCTCGTCATATTCGTAGCCGTAGGCGGCAAGCGCGCCGACGCCGTCGACGTCCTCTGGCCCTGTAATGCTTTGGCACCGTGCGTGGATGCGCGTGGTGGGCTGCTCCAGCACGTAACGAGCGGCCTGCAGTCTGTCTGCCACGTGGTGCGGCGGGCCTATAACCACCTGCCCTGGAAACTGGCGCTCCAACTCGTCCTGGACGCTGCCTCCCGTGACGAGGTTTCGCTGACGGGCGTCGTGGGGAAGGATGATTTTCTCTAGGCGGTAGCCCTTGCCCCGGATGACGTCGACATAGTGGGACAGCGGGCGGCCGTGGGCTTCGTAGTGGTCCACCACGTCAACGCCGCGGTTGGCCCCGAAGCGCATGAACCACATGGCGAAGCTGTCGGAGATGCCCAAGTCCGGGAAGACGAAGACGCCGTCCTTCGGGTGCTCAAACTCACACAGCCCACCGCGAGACTTCAGCGCTGCGAGGAGAGCGCCGTAGACGCTGCCCCTGTCTGAGTGGGGGTATTTCGCGTGGATGTACTCGTCTATCCACTCTTGGTCTTGCCCCTCGCAAAGGTCCGCGTAGTAGCCAGAGACAAGGTTCCCTAGGTTCTCTGCCTTCGGCCCCGTGGCGTCTGGTTGCTCGAAGAGAGCGAAGTTGTCCGGCCTGTCTTCGTTGAATGCTTTGAATTGCCACGACGTGGTGGCCCAGGGGTTGGAGTCTCCCCAGACGCCGTGCCAGGTGGGCCCGCCTTCCGCCATGGACGGGTAGCGGCCAACGCGTCCACGCATGCCCTGAAAAATGACTTGGGCAATTTCTCGAAGCTCGTTGAAGTAGCAGCCCGTCAATTCCAGCGAGAGGACTTTCTTGACGTCTTGAGGCCT